CCTTGTCTTTTATACTCATGCTCCTGTCGGAAAGAATCCTCCTCACGTAATCCTCATAGCGGTTAAGCATCGACATTGTTTGAATCGTCTATACCAACCGTAATCAGTTCGTCCGCATAAGGGAGGGTTTTAATCCAGTCGCAGAATATATGCCATTGAGGAAGTCTGTGGTTTCTTCTCTGGATGTATATCCTCCTTAGTGTCTGGTAGGAAAACATCTGCACCCTTCTCTGCATGAAAGATTCGGAGATGCTTTCCTTTAGTTTAATAAGTTCTTCTTCTGATAGGCATTTTCCTTGTATATGTAGTGTCGATTCGCTGCTAAGTCTTTCTGTACCAATGCGATAAGTATCCATTTCTTGCCAGAAATAGCGAGGTGCGTTAATTTCGGCATACACGTTTATCCCACGTACAACCTTGGCATGCTCATCGCCTTTTTTGACAAGAGCCGACATCAAATATAAATCCTTTGGGTCAAGTTTTACACCGCAGGCGGTACTTATCTTTGAGTCGAAACCACATGTACTATCAATATTAACGAAGTATATTTCGCTTCTGCATTCCTTGCCGAAAGGAAGCCTAAGGGCTTGCAAAGCCGCGCCGAATCCGGCAATTTCAAGCGTCTTGACGTTAAACTCCGTTACTGATTTGAATCTCTCTTCCATTTGTGTTTCTCCTTCTTGTTTGGTTTATAATCATTTCTTTTCTTTTTATTGAAGCGCTCATATGACTCACTCTCGCTCTCGTAGCGCTCTATCTGCCTGTCGTTGAGTTTAGCCATAATCTACTCCTCCACCACCTCGAACTCGTCGATACACCAACCCTTGACTTTCTCATACGGAAGGTCTATCTGCCGTCTGACAGCATCTATAAGCACAGGCGTGTCGAACTTGCGCTCGATATCAAGGTTACCATCCTCGTCAAGTCCGTAGTTTGTCTCCTCGTAGTCGCTTACGCACACGCGCACGCTCTTGTGAAGAGTCATCGAGACACACACGTCAACCATGACAGGCACCTTATTGTCGTTATAAGGGGCGTTACTCTCTTCCATTGTTTTCAATTTTTAGTATCTCGTAATCGATATAAACCTTGGCTTTTCGCAAGTCCTCGATGGCTTTATCCCTCATTGACATACCGTTCTCGAACTTCTTCCCTGCGCGCCAGATATACTTTATGACGTTTCCAAGGTTAAAGTCGAACTCCTGCGCGACATCTATGCACTCAAGTCCGCTCTTTGTCTTGTAGTAATCCTGATGCTGAATCTCCCTTTCAACCGGCTCAACATCACCGCCGGCTTTGAATCCTATTCGTTTCATATGTTTATGTTTGATAATTTAGACGCGCCCACAGGCGCATTGTTTACAAATATAACCTCAATATCCTCGTCAAGGATATTCTCAAGAGTCTTTATATACCCGTTGTATTCCGCGTTGTTGTTGACGTAAAGCAACGGATAGTCCCACTCTGCTATACAGGTGTCTCCGCAATACAGCCTGTCGCCGTCGCTTATGAGGTATTGGTTTGATGCCTCCTCCCTCTGCGAGAACAATTCTATAACCCCGCTGTTTCTCATAATCAAAATAACTTTTGTTGCGTTATGGTTAACTCGGAATATAACTGATATGCTATTCTGGTGTAAAGCATGATATCAATCATATTATATGCACATCTGCTGTATGTTGTGCTTTTCAAATATAACTTAGGTTCGGTATTATCGTTGTTTATCAGATATATATCAACACCTTTTTTTGCGAACACGAACGAGATATGTCTTCCCGAATCAATGTATTGTCCATCGGGTGACTTCAATATGAATTTTTTACCCTCAGAGGCTTTCCTGCGCAACTCAAACATTGATGTGTCTATGTAACTCATCGCCGCACCGACATTTATATTGTCTGTTATGGCTATTCTCGCAGCCTCGGCGGAAGCGAGCGGGTATTTTGACGAGCCGTATTTGAAGAATCCGCTTGTAATGATGTTTAAGTCGGAGACAACGGCGAACCAATCGTTTATGGAGTATTGGCAAAACAACTTGTATTCCTTGAAATTAAGTTGTATGTTATGCTTTTCCTCCCACTCGTCAAGTTCAAGACGAATCGCGTTCTTTGTCTTGTCTGACATAAAGACAATACCGTCGTTGTTTATCTGCAACACATCAATATCACCAAGCGACTCAATGAGGCTTATGGTCTCAAGAGCCGACATGACCTTTATCGTCATAAACGCCTTAAAGTCGTGTACGCCAGAAGTCTCAAGCATCAGACTACCTATAAAAGAGTTGGTGGCAAGTTTGAATTGCTCTGAATAAGTCTTGCCGGAATCATTGCAACCCCTAAGTTTAAGCATTGTTTCTAGCGCATATGAAAACGCGCCTGGACTCATCTTGTCGGGCGTTATTTTAAAGTTTATAGCAACAGAAGGCCATGCTGATTTGAAATCAACATAATAGATATGTTTTGATTTATTATCAAATACACCTTTTTCTGCAAACCCTTTAAGTCCGCCCGATGTAAGAGTTGCTATTCTTTCAGGTAAAACCACAGATAATACATAATCCGGATTTATGTTGATATTCCTTAACTCTGAAAGGAATGCATTATTTCCTGCAAAGTTAAAGTTGTAACTTTTTGGTATTATGTCGTTTATGGATATACTAGAATATCTGTTGTCTATAGGTTTGAATATTGATTTTGTATTATAAAACAACTTAAACAGCTTCGTACCTATAGTAGTTATGTTGTCATTCATAACACGTATTGGATATTCTCTTTCTATAAACTCTCTGAAGAATACATCTGTAGATTTTTCTACAAGAAGCTCATTATAGATTAAAGCGTTACTTTTTGACAACTCTCTTGAATAGGTGCGTCTATCTAAAAAACAACCTTTTGGTACTTTTATGTTACTATCAACAACCTTTTTAAGACATTCAAATACAACATCTTCAAATTGGACTATACCTTTATTATAAAAAAGAGGAGCCAAATCAAAAGAGTTAAACTTATACGCATGCTTATAGTTTATCCAGTCCTGATAAGGATGAGTATGCACAATATCAGCAAATGAGTCTATCCGAAAGATAATATCACCTATGGACTTATTCTTTAACTTATTATAATTGATTATACAATAATTAAGTATTGTCTCATCATGATATCTTCCATTATATGCACACCAGTAAACATCGCCACACATCAGACTTGATATAATCTTGTCTAACTGATTATAAACACTGCTTATCTCATAATGGCGAATACCGTTTGTCTCGGTATTCACCATTGAGAAATCGATACAGTCTCGTTGCGTGACGACACTGTAGGTAAAAACTGTCTTCCCGAATAGAATCATTTTATGTACATGTTTTTATCCTTGAAGTCTATCACATACTTGTGTTCCTCAAGGAATGTGTTTCCCAAGATACCATGGATTTCAATACCCCAGCCATCAAACGCGCTGCCAATATCGAATACCTCAAACACCTCTGTAAGCATCTTGTCTCCGCTGAATAGGGTGAGTCTGTAGTACTCGTCAGGCATAACCTCCCCGCCGGCTGTTGTTATGGTCCTTACAGGCATATCGTTTCCGTCCTTGTCGACAAGCCTCACCTTTTCGGCGTCAGCGATTGACTTCACAACCCCAAGTTTGAGGTGGGACAGGTTGCTCCCCGTATCAACAAGGAAGTTAAAAGCCTTGCCTGTTCTGTCCTTGAGGGTGACTATGGGAGTACCCGTCTTTTTGAACGTCTTGCCGAAACTCAGCTTTGCCTGATTTTTCAAATTAAAGTCATATAGGCTTTTGGTTCCAATCACCGCAAGGATTACAACAATAAGTATTATTGATACAACTGTAGCCATAAACCTTCTATTTTACTCCTGTTGAACCAAACCCGCCCCTGTTTTCGCTTCCAAGGGAATCAACCTCCACAAACTCAAAACCGCTTGTGAATAGCCACTTGATTTTTTGCCATACAGTCGCCTTCTGACTGAGGTTAAGCCTGAACTGGCAAATTCTGTCACCGTAAGAAACGACTCCATCTTTAAGGAAATATACAGGGTCTTTCCATTCGTCATTATTTCCGCTGTATGAGTTATCTATAATCCCGAATGAGTTTACCTGTATGAATCCGAACTTTTTGAACGCGCTGCTTCTTGACACGATATTGGCTTCAAATCCATTGGGAAGTTTCATCGCCACTCCAAGAGGCAGCAACGCAAAGTCATCCTTTTTGTATTCGTGTTTTTCATATTCAGGACATACTTTTAGATCCACCCATTCGCCCTTGTCTATAAATTCAGGGACGTATGCGCCTCTGTTTACTTTCTTTATATATATTTTTTGTCTCATTTCTTTCTTATTTATCAAATTTAATAAAGCCACAGATTGACGCTGTGGCTTTATTATACGATACGTAAAACTACTTCTCTACTTATTTCAATAAGGGACTCGCACCCTCCGCCATCCTTTCTGGCGTATTTAATAAATTAAACTTTGTTAAGATAACCAATTATGTCGTTCGGCTCTGTCTCGCTGACTCCAACCGGAACCTTAGGGTTCTCCTTGAGGTAGCAATCCAGTTCCTTGACGATGTTTCTCCAGTTTTTGCAAAGATACTCACCATTCCTGCCGTATGCAAGGTCTGTTATGGATTTTGTATCCTTATATTCCCAAGCGAGAGGATTCCTGCTGTTCCTGTTGACTACAATAAAGATATAGTTGTTAATCTTGAAGTCCTTGAAATAGTCATCCTTGACTACATTCTGACGCAGCAACTCATAGTATAATTGCGCCTGAATCATATAGCGCCATTTGATAAAACTCAACGGGAACTCATACTCAAGATGCGATGATGTCTTCAAGTCGCAAGGAGTTATCGTCTTATTCTTGTGGTCAATAAGGCATAAATCCATCATGCATCTTAGTTTGATACCTTCGTATTCGCCCTTGAATTTCAGCTGATACTGCCTCTCGATATTGTCGATTCCGTCCTGTCTGAAATAAAACTCGGTGGCTGGTGATGTCCTCAACGAGTCCACCGAGGCTATGCAGTCGGCGTAATCCCGCGATGAGACAACCTCCTTGCCGCTGCAGCAAACCAAGGAATCGAAATACTCGTTGCAATCCCTCCTTATGTTGCGCACCCTTGTTGATTCATAAGACTTACCGGCATAATAACCGCATTCAGCCCCTATCCTGGCGATGTCGAAGTCGTCTATGTCTGACAAGTTCAACGCTTCGGGAAACTCATCGGCAAGACGTTTTGTCACCAGTATGAGAGAGTCGCTCAGTTTCGGGAAGTCAACCACGGCGAATCTCTCGTTGAAAGCGTCTTCGCCGTCGGTAAGCATCGTGTCTACCATGCTGCCGAAAGTAAGTGACGGTGTGCTTATCCTGTCAAAAAGGGTTGGCAACCCCTTGAATCCCTCTCTGTCAAACCTGGCTATCGTTGAATACGAATACGCCTCATCCTTGCGGTATGTAGGTTCATCAACCTTCCAACTTATCTCGTAAAGACTTTTCATTCGTTTGTTGAGTTATTTTGTTAAACCATTCCATTGTTTTTCTTAATCCCTTAAGCGTATGGATTTCCGCATAGTACCAATGAGTCGCCAAATCTATGTTTTTGAGGAACATCTTGCGTTTGTACGGATGCAAGTCGTTGGAGTAACCCTTGCACTCAAGCACGAGGAAGTCATCGCCTATTCTTACGACAAAATCAGGAGTGTATTCCCAACGCCTTATCCTCTCTGGACTTCCGTTTTTTGTGACTTTAGGTATGCCATCGAGACACCACGGTTTTGACGGGGTGAAACTATCCAGAAGTGTTGATGTCAAAGGCTCATACTCGGTATTATAACCAAGTTTAACCAACTCCTTATAAACCCTCGCCTCAAGTTTTGACTTGAACTCTATCCCGTCAGTCACATTCTCTGTGGCGCCTATTATTTTTTTATTTTCCATTATTTTATATAATCGGTTATTGAGCCAATAACAATCTCGTCATAAACTACACGCTCCGCACTCAATAAACTTTTTATGACACATTTAAGAAAATCGCTGTTTTTATATATACTGTTTATGATTATTTTTATGTTTCCTGTATTTGTGTTTTTAACAGATATGCAGTATATGATACCTTTTTTGGAGTATACACAGCCATATTCACAGAATATATCACCATCATTACTTGTGTACTCAAAGTGTCCTACAAGATTTTGACAACTCCTGTCTATAATCATATCAGATATAACCTTTTTAGTCATAGGTGATATGTTATGGTCGTTACTCCTGTAGCAATATGAGGTCATGGGTAGAATCAAATTCTTATCTCCGTTGACAAAACAATATCCGTCATTGGCGGTTATAACATAAAACCGCACTGATTGCATTGTCTCATATCTTAGAAACGAATGTTTTTCCCTTAACGCAAAAACTACACGCTCGCTTTTTGTCATCTCAATTCCTCCAATGACATTTTTATCGAGTTATATTCCGTAAAGAACGGAAGGTTATACTCCACAAGATTAACCTTGTTGTTGGCATAATTCACTACAAGATTACATATCACAGAGCCTATCATCATAGCCATATATGTAGTCTGTTTGAATGAGCATATTGTAGTGTCGGCATCCATGTCATTAAACATATAATTTTCCTCATATCTTCTTCTTGATTTGATATCATCAAACCTAAAGCAAATCACTTGAAGTGTATCCGCAGACAGTCTGCCGTCTATATACAAGCCTGTAAATCCGGACGCTTTGGCACTATTATACACAGCCCATCTCGAAGCCATCAAATCAACACCGGTAATAATTATATCGATATATTTCCGTATAGATGTGTCCGAGTAAAACCGCGACCGTGACATGTTCATATTAATATTGGGGGAGAAAAGTTTCACATTATTGACTAATTCAAACACTTTGTGTCCGCCTATATTCATGGGGCCGAAAAACTGTCCCGCCATATTATAGGCAGACACTTCATCATCGTCGATGATATATATACCTTTAAGATTAAGTCTTGACAACGCAAGTACTGTCCAGCTTGATATTCCCCCGGCGCCCACAACCTCAACGTTTATTTCCGAGCACGCCTTAAACCACGGTGCGCCGCTGTATCTCCGCGAGGCCATGGCGGATACACCGTAGTCTGATAATATTTTTATATCCACATTATTTGTGTGTTCATCTTGTACAGAATCATTATTATTTTCCGTATTGTCACTATCGGCTATAAATGTATTTCCGGAGGAGGTGTTATCCGCCACGTTTGTTCCGAGGATTTCGTTTATATCCTCATTTGTTATATTAACACTCATAGTATTCAATATTGTTGTTTATGCATTCTAAACACATGTCCACATATACAGAATCATCAAGTTTGGAAAGCATGTCATAAAGTGCTTTAAGTTCTTCAACCGACAAGTTCTCAATCTGTGAAATGATAAAATTATATATGGTTTCATCATCGTCGTTTGAAATCTTATCAAGGCTTCTGTCGAATTTTAACTTTTTATCGCATGGAACCCAACCAAGAGAGGCTGTCGCCAATCTATTATATATTTGAGTAATCTTACCATTATCCACAATATTGGATTCGTCCTTGAATAATGTCGGATAATCATTCCTATGTGGCTTATCGTCGCCAAAATACAGATGCTCTTTGGATATCGGAGTCACGCTGTTTCCGACAAGTTCAACAAGCACGGATTCCTCGCTGTTTTTCGGCATGACGACATCAAGGTTTATCTTCTCTATAAACTCGTCGACAATAACGTTGTCTCGTGTCTCGGTGACGTCGGAATTACCAAATGTCTTATAAGTCGAGATGATTTCGCTTGACTTAATCTTTACCTTTCTTGTTATGGCGGCTACATACTCACCCTTGTTGTTTACAACCAAGGAAAGAAAATGATTCCTTGCCGAGCCTTCCTTTATTAGCGTCTGTGTATCCTCGCCGCTGTAAAAAGCAGCCATTCTATTATGGCTGTGGAGTAATCCAACTTGCTGATTTAAAAGACCTTGGCTACAAGCGTAACTTATTATCCTTTCGTCTTCTGCAAACTCTGTATGTTCACTTGTGCCAATATCAAGCACAAGGAAGTCAACAGCCTCGAATGTGATGTCTTTGTTTTTGAACGAGCCTTTGTAGTCGTAATACAACACTCCGCTCCACTCGTTGTCTGGCAGTTTTGAACACCACCATCTTATCTTTGATTCAACCTTTTCCGATATGACAAGTTTGAATCTGGTGTCAGATTCTCTTATTTTATAATCGCTATTGTCCATTTTCTTTATTGTTAATCAGATAATACCTGTAAAGCAATGTTATCAATCCCCGCGCCACCTCCGGTATTATAATATATGTATCTTCGTTTGATTCAACGCCTATCTTTTTGAACTCAACATTCCTACCTTTGAAATATATTGAGGTTCTCATGTTGTTTCCATCAAGCACGGGATTACAAGACGATGATATATATAGCCTTCCGTCAGCGATGGCTCCTATTATAAGGTATGAGTCAATATCGCTGTCTTTATAGTTGTCTTTATGCCGAAGATAATCAAGGGTCAATTCGGTAAGTTTGCACACAAGGGGGATTGTCATTCCAAAATATATATTATATTTGTCATGATACAATGGTTTTACGGGACTGACAGACATTATATAGTCAAACAGGTCGCATATATAATTATCGGGAATATTATTTATATCTATACTTTTGATAATATAATCCATTGAGTATCCGCTTGCCACTTCTCTCATTCTTATATACGGGCCGCCAGATATTGATTCGGTTCTTATGTATCTGTCAAGCTCTACAAGAAACAACCTGAATATATCCGGGTTATAACTTGATGCCAGTGTAGTCATTGTGGTCTTTATCGGACCTCCACCCAAACATGGGACGAGATAGTTCATGACATTGTTATATTGTCTCGGAAGATGCGAAAATACATAGCCGCATCTCATCTCGTTGGCTGTAAGGGTCGAGCGCGTCATATCAAACCCGACAATGCCTGCGCTTTCTGTAAATGTGATTTTGACATACACATCATATATTGTATGTTTCTCGTCATTCTCATTTGATACCTCAACCTCGTCCCAATGTATCACAAGTTTCGGCCTGTCAGCAAGCGTACACTGCAAGTCAACGTTATCCGTCCCGAACATATCCTCGGCGGCGGACTTGATGTCGTCAAAACAATTCATATCAAATAAAAAAAAAGCCATATCCGAAGATATGGCTTGAGGTCTACCTGTCAAGAATGTCACTTATCTCTGATTTTGAGAGACTTCTAACCGCGTTTTTACTCTTACATACGGTGTAGCCCATCTTTGTAAGGGCTGCTACGACCTGCTTGAGAAGGTATCCGTTTGAGAACTCCTCGGCTTGCCTCTTGGCGTCAGACAGTTCCTTAAACTTCCTGTCGGCGATAAAATTCTTGAGGTTTTCCGTCGACACGCTGGTATAAATAAGCCCATATGCGTCCCTTACCTCCTTGAAGAGGTTGTGGCTCTTTATGTAGTCGAAGCACTCCCGCCTCTCCTTGCCGACAACTCCTGACGAGATTTTTTTGCTCGCGTTGGAGAGCTGGAAGACCAAGTCATTGGTCACGCTTCCCTTGAAAGGCATGTTTGTCGGGAGTATCGAGTCGTCTGACTTATACTCGGCCTTGCTGACACCCTCGTAGAAAGCCTGATTGGTATAGTCTATCCCGGCTTCGTCGAGAAGTCTCTTGACATCCGCAAGCGTTGTCACCTCAACATCGTTGAAATCCTTCCTTGACTGGGTGTTTGTGGACACCACAATTACGTTTCTTTTCATGATTGCTTTTGTTTGATTGGTTTAACTAACAGTTCCTTTATTACCCTCCTGAACGTTTCGGAGCCTTTATTCTTGAATAAATCCGAAGGGTCCTTCGACTGGTATTCCGACGGAATCTCAACCATTTCAAGGTCGAACATACCGCATAGTCTTGACGCGTATATATGTCCGTGGTTTTCCTCCTTGTCGAAATCGTTGTCGAAGAATATGATTATCCTTTTGAATCTTCGCTTCAACTGGTTGATTACCTTCTCCTTCGGTATATAACCCTCTCCCTGAAGGCTTACAGACGGTATCCCGGTATTCTCCCAAAGGCACAACGCGTCCTTTCTTGAAGACGTTATAAACAAGATGTCACCCTCTTCTGGCAGTCGGGACCACAAGTCCCAAACCGAGGAGTCGTGTTTGCTCAACCATTTGAGTCTCTGTGACTCAGGTTGGTATACCTTGAGTGATACCTTGTTATCCTTGCGCTCTACATAAACATAGGCGAGTCTGTTGGCGGGTATAACCTTTGTGTGATTGTCTCTTGTTATAAGGATATGGCTTATAGGGTACACATCGCCAAACTCAAGCCATTCTCTGGTTATTCCGTATGAGTTCCAATACTCCATATCATAATCAAACCATTGGCGTGTTCTGACCTGCAATACAGAGTCGGTTCTGCGGATCGCTCCCTTATGAGTCTTGTTGAGTCTGATTGAGTCGGGATTGACACTGTTTAAGTCATTCCATATCTTTGAGACAACCTCGTTGAAACTACGGTTCCATATCTTCCCCAAAAGGTCGAATATGCTGCCATGCTCGCCCGTGCCGAAGTCTTTGTAGAACACCTTTATGCCATCCGGGGAGAAAACGCTTACAGAGGCGTTCCTGTCCTGTCTGACAGGACTGTTAATAAGCGCCGGGAGGGTGTGTATGTTAAGGTAGAATCCGGTTATATCCAACTCGGTAGTCCTGCCCAGCAACTCATCCAGCCCGACGCTTATGTTGCAACGCCTGAAAGCCATTCTGACTCAATTAAAACTCCGGGAACTCATCCGGCATATCGTCGTTACTGTCTGTCGCGGGAATCTCCGGTTTGGACTCCTCGGTAGCAAACGATGTAGGCACAACCTTGTACTTGTGCACAGGAGCGACATCGAACTCGCTCGTCTTGTAGCCTCCGTTGCTTACCCGGTCGTCAAGGCTTCTCTCGAATTGTTTGATTGCCGTCTCCATCTTGGATTTGTTCTTCACAAACAAATCGGTGTAGACAGCCTGATACTGTCTTCCGTCATTGCTGTTGCGCACTCCGAGAAGAATCTTCACCTCGTTGTTTGATGCCATCTTGACGATATCCCTCAATTCCTGGATATTGCCGTTGATGATAGCCTTCACGTCCTCAAGCACTCCTTCGCAAGCGTCAAGCTCGCTTCCTGTGCGAGTAACCCAGGAAGAGGTGTTTGAGTTGTAGTATTCAGCGTCGTCAAGACAAAGAAGCGCACGAATGAACTGCTCAAGATTGGCCTCGCCGGAATAAACCTTGCGGTAAGCCTTGTCTATCTTTGCCGGACCGCTCGCGTATTGAGGTATCTTGTTGGCGTCAATCTCGTCTTGTGTAGCCCAAGCGGTTCTTCCGTACTTGTCTATAACCTGATACTTCCCCGAGTTTGAGCCTTTCATGAATGCGTCGTTAAGGAAGAAAGTGAGGTTAGTCAGTATCGGCTTGTCCTCGTTGACATTCACAGACAGAATGAAAGACACCCTCATCTGTTTCTCTCCGGTGCGTGCCGTTCCTGCGTATACAGGCTCGTTCTGTACCGAAGTGCCGTAGATTGATTCCATCTCCGCCTTTGTAGGATTGACAGCGATTACCTTGGCGACACCCACACCGGTGTAAAGCCTTCTTACAATCTCCTCTGAGTTGTTAGCGTGTTTAAAAGCCATAATGTATTCCTTTTTTTTTTATTGTTTAACTGTAAAGGTAGCCATATTTTCCGGATTACTCCGCAGGGTTATGACTGTTTCCCTCAACTTCCGCGATTGCATCAAAACCAGCATACGGTATGGTATAGTCGTCAGGTGTTTCTGTCTCAATTGGTTGAGCCTCAACTTGGGCGGCTTCCGCCGCTTCGGCTTCAGTATGGTTCTCAGGCTCGTCTATTACAAGCTTGTAATCTTTGATTCTCTTTAGAGCGTCTACGGAAGACAAACCCTCGGTGATGCCAAGGATAGGCTCCTCCCAACGCTGGATTGTGTAGTCAAGACCTTCAAGCTCCTCATTAAGAGCGAGCATCTTGTGATAGACTGACTCTCTTTTTCTTCTCAGCGCTGAAGTCCTCTGCGCCACAGCCTTGATGTCGGCCACTTCAAACCTTGTAAGTTTCTTAATCATGATTTTTTTTTGTGTTTGATTGATTTGTTATTGTTTTTCCTCGGCTGTAAAGCCGTCGTTGCATTCGTTTTCAGGTATAGCCTCTACCGTCGAGGCTACAACCTTGCAGTATACTTTCTCGATATTTTCCTCATCGATATACGTCTCCATCTTAAGTCTTCCTATGACATGTATTTTACATCCTTTCGATATGGCGTTAAAATCAATGTCTTTACGTCCTTCTAAAGCCGTCACGTTATGCCATGTTGTCTCAACTATTGGGATTCCGTCGTAATCCTTATATGTAAAGCATGTACACACGCTGAAATTGGCTACTCGCTTATTGTCGATTCCTATTCTTGCAGTCCTTACGTTTCCTATAGTTCCGATAAGCTCGATTCTATTAAGTTGATGTGTTATCATCATATGAATATCTTTGACATATCGACTGTAAGGTTGCCATTCTCATCTGATGAGGCGACTTCAAACTTTTTACCTCTGAGGTGTATAGGCCTTGCCTCTCGAAGAGTATCCCCTCCACCCTCGAAGGTTATATATGTTTTATTTTTGTCGCGATACACCATTCCGACAGCATCGGCTTCACCGCATATGATATCAGCGGATTTCCCGGCTAAAGCCATGGAGTATTCAGTCATTTCCTGACCGTTCTTTTGAATCTGCTTATCCTTTATATGCGATACCAATATGAGGGTGTCACATAACGGCTTGAATACATCAATCATAGCGCGTATTGCGTTCCGGATGTACATCCAACCAGAACCTTGCGGAAGCATTCTAACGTCTGCTTTAGGGTCAGGAATTGGCTTGTTGGTTTTCGGGTCCTTATAGATTCTGCCGTTTGCGTCAAGTTTATACCCCCAATTCTGTCCGACCGGAGTGGCTCTGTATAACTGTGCGGCGTAACTTAAACTTGCCTCCTCAAGACGGGTGGCGTTATCGATGGTGATGAATCTGTAGGGAAACTTGCCGGTCTCCTCGATTTTGGTTTTGATTGATTTCGCTATCTCGAATATATCCCTTGCCGTCCTTGCCTGTACACACATGACGCTTAATGCGCGGTAACCATCCTCAAGGTCTATAATGAGGTTGCTGTCAAGGCTTGCCATCAGCGTTGACTTTCCCGACTTGTAGCCTCCGAATAAAACCATTAGTTTCGGGTTGTAGTTCTCTACTTTCTTTCTTTCTGTTGGTAATTCAATCATTTTATTTGTGTATCAAATGTTTAACTTTTGAAATCAATAAGAATAAGGCGTTCCTCCTGTTTACCGCGCGTTCCACAAGGGTATTGTATTCCTGTGTGCGCGGTGGAGGCAACTCCTCGTAATAGTTTACGGCTCCGTCAAAATACAGACCTATCATTCCGTTGCTTTCCCCGTCCCTGTTGATTACAACCTCGAGGAATCTCGCGTTGCCTTTCAGTCTTGTGAGGTCATAACCTGCATAAGAGTTCATCTCAAAAGCGTAAGGGTTTGATAATCCGAGCATTACATTGCAATCCTTGCTGGTGTATTTCGAATCACTTAAACCAGCAGTGGTAGGTCTTATCTTGTTTGCCTTAAACGCTTCCAAGTTGGAGGTCTCTTGCCCTTGTTGCTGAATAATCACAGGAATATAGTTGTACTTATTCCTCAATTGCACCATATAACTGGAAAGAGTATTTATGGCTTCCCTTAAATCCTGTTTGCCATCTGGTGATAGAAGACTTACATGATCGACCATAATCATCACATATTCTTTCGGGTCATTAGGTACATAATAATCAAATATATCACGTTCGTCTATAACATCGCCACTTTTATTTTTGACCTGCAACTTCTTTGTATAAGTGGTTCCGTTATTTTCGGCGTATTTCTTTGATTGCTTATACATACCATAGGCGTTACGGTCTTCCAGAAAGGTTACGGTATTCTCAAAGTATTCAAGAATTGACTTATACGGCTCCCTCTCGAACATATCAAGAATACTCTCATCTATAACCTTGTCCTCCCTTACGGACTTGAGGTCGTTAGGTGTCTTGCGTATAGTCTTGTTTGATAGTATATACAATAGATGACACATAAACCTGAGGGTTATAGCCTCTTGCGTCTCCTCAAGGTTATAATACAGGACGCGCAGATGCACCTTGTCCGGATGATAATAAGAGTACAACACGGAGTTATAGAGGAACAGATAGTTCATAAGTTGTGTCTTGCCGACCTTGGTAGAAGCCGATATGAGGTAATACCTGCCCTGCTCTATACCGGGGAAGTCATTGCGGAACCTAACAAAAGGTGATGGTATGCAGTTGACGTTGCCGCTGAGGATGTTATTCCTTCTGTCCCTCAGACTCTTTAGTATCCTCTGTAACATTTCTGAATCTCTCGATATACCTAAGATTGCCGTAAATGACATCGCTTACCTTGTGATGAAAGCGATTGTACGCGTCATTATACATCATGCACTTCTTTAGATAGTCAACGGCATGTCTGTAAGCCTTCCTGTAAGCCTTGTTTACAGCCCTCGCCTTGGCTATCTTCTTACCTATTGACTCAACATAAGTGTCATCCTCTTTGCAATTTGAAAAGCCAGAAACTGTATATTCAAAGTATCTGTATGGTGTGAGTATTAACTCTATCATTAATTCACATTTGGTTGTACTTCCTATGAGGCGGTAAGTTTCCTTAATTACTTTTACCTTGATTGATTGGTTTGTGTATGTCATCTTATTTCCGCGAATAAATTAGTCAAATTGTCATCCTTATTCTCAAGAACCGTAGCCAAATCAGACTCGTTATCCTTGAGTATGAAGTATTTAAGTATCCTCATGTGCGTGTTGTCCCCGTTGAAGCACTCGACATACCTCCGTGTGGCATCAAGTATCTGCTCGTCGGTATATTTGTTACCGTACATCTTGAAGAACTTCTTCAACTTGAGCGTCACATCCTTGCGGTTTCCCCTCCAGGCGTATGGAGCCATTTTGTAGCCGTGAGGAAAATACTCACGCATAGCCTCATACAGCCTGTCGAGACGCTCCTCCTTGGGGATGTAAGAGTCGGCGTCTAAAAGTATGTTCTGCACGTCTTCGACAGCGTTTACCGAGGGGTTGCCAAACATGTCGAGCATTCCTTTCGACTGCATCGAGAGAAACTCCTCCTGATACCCTCTCTTACAGGCCGTCAAAAACATAACACCGAGGACTTCAGCCTCGGTGTAGTTTCTGTTGTTCGCCAAATCAATGTCTATCACATATCTCATCGTAATCCATTTCGTTTATGTATTTCCTGTCTATACCCTCAAGGGCTTTCTTTAGGTATTCCTCGTCACGTGTCTGCCTGAAATATAATATGTATATCTCCGGTTCCTCGCTACGGAGAACCCGCCCTAATTTTTGACAGAAACCCCTCTCGTTGCCGTCAAGCTGTATAATCATGCCTTTCTCTATATCAGGCAGGTTCTGACCTTCTGAAAGCATACCTACAGCATACAAGGAGTTTGTCTTTCCCTTGTTGAAATCATCTATAAGCGACTGCGGCGTGTCTTTCTTAGAGTGTATCGCGTTGGTTCCGCCAAGCGTGTCGGCCTGTAAGATATCCCCGCAGAAGACTATGTGGCGGTAATCCTTAAGAAATCTATCTATAACCGTCTCGGCGTATTTAGTCTTGCGCTCGGCAAGGAAACGTTTGCGCTCGCTCCCGCAGTGAAGCCACATATTCTTGACGGCTTCATTCTTGGTGGCTATATACCTCTTCTTGAGATACTCAAACCTCTCGCACAGATAGGCGTATTTAGTCCACTCGCTGCATTTGACCGTCAACTCAAGGTCTGGATACTTAGTCTTGTTTTTGATATACTCCCACCTGTCTTTAGACTCACATATAAACTTCCTGCGCTTCTTTGAGTTTCCGCGGGTGACAACATATGTCTGGTCGTTACCGGAAAGGTTAAGGCGCAGAGGTATAACGTTAATCCTAGGCTTTGGCAGTATATCCCAGTCTATAGCCTGTCTCAATGTTATGTTGAACTCATAGAAGTCACCAAACAATTCCTTCAAGGCGTACCTTGTCTCGTTGTTTACGGTGGCGCTCAAGGCTATCACCGAATCCGCCTTGATTGTCTCAAGACAGTCAACCCTTATGTCTGTCGCTATATGGTGACACTCATCAAGCACCAGCACATCCCAAGAGGTGTTCTTGTACTTCTTAAGAGAGGCGTAGCAAATAACCTCAACCTCAACCAAAGGCTTGTTGAAACCCCACTTCTGGAACTCTCTCCGCCAGTTGTTGATATGCGCCACCTCAGCCGTACATATCAACACCTTCCCCTGGCTGAGTGACGATATCTTGTTTATCGCCTGTTTTGTCTTGCCGCAGCCTGTAGCCCATGTGTAGAGCATGTTTTTGTGGAGTGACATCAATCTGATTGACTCGCCCTCAATCTCCTGTCTATTCATCGTGTTCAAATATCCTTTTGATGAATCTCCAGAACTTCACAAATACATTTGGTCTGAAAGGTTCATAATCCTCGATGTTAAAGAGTTTCTTCTCTGACATGTCAGGTAACGTAACATTTACTGTCGTGTGTGACGTAAAGGTATTACCATCTGTTTTGTTTGTATCAAGCTCATTAACATTTATCTTTCCTGACTTGATAAGGTTGTAACGTTTTCTTGCCGCCTCTCTCGTCCTGTGCGGATGGCTTTCAAGAAAATCATCAAGTCCTTTTCCATTCCTTTCCTGAATGAGAGTGTAGAGGCACATCATCTCCTCTATAGTCCATCTTGTTCTTGTTTTTGTTGTCTCCATTGTTTGAATAAATTAATAATTAATGTTAAAGTCATCGTATAATCCGCACTCGATGAGTTCTTCACCGTAATATTTTGTATTATACGCTCGCACTTCACCATCGAGATTATCCATATTTTTTATCTCGATGTTTTCCGTGCGCGTTATAATATCAATACCTTTCCTTGATTTAGTTATAATCTTTATTCTTGCCATTTTCTTCATGTTTTAACTCTTCTACAACCTCGGTTATACATGTAGGCAGCAAGTAACACCGTATCGACACATCACAGTATTCAGCGTTAAACATTCTGTCTTTGTCATATCCTAATTCGTCAAAGCACTTCTTTAACAAGTCGAGATTATGGCAGATATATCCTTCTGCTTCCCAAGAACTGAATGTGTAACTTCCTGAAGCGTTGCCTGTCACAGAGTCTTCGCACCACAAGTTATCGCATAGCACCTCCTCGTCAAAATCTTCGGAATTGACATCGATATCATTATCCTTGATATATGTTTTGATGTCATTCTTTACATTCTCAATATAATCATATTTTTTCATTAGACAAATCACTTTGATGTAATATGTGTCGCATAGTATTCATCCAAATCACATTGGATGTCAACCTCACCCCAACTGTGATGAATAACACCTTTTAGATGTTTGCATTCAGCACAGTTGTATGGACACTCGCACGGAGCGTCAAGCGGTATCATCTCCACTAATTTAACCCATTTCATACTTTAAGGTTTTTCGCCAAGTCATTCAGCCCAACCAAGCGCAGGGCGTGCTGCAATTCGTGGACGTATTGGATTGGTTTTACAACTCCGCATCTCTCGAAACCAATCTCTGTCATGCGCGGCTCGTCATTATATCTGAGCGATACCGCCACATACCACGTCTTACCCTCGTCGAGATATAGGACATATCCGTGTTTTACCTCATCGTCAATTTCAAATCCGTTATCCAGCAAGATTTTACTTATTAGAGGTAAGGGCTTGATATCCTCCTCCCTAAACGTCTCTATCGTCTTCAATGGTGACATAATTCCGATAGGCTCTTCATTTTTGATACTTAACGACATAATCCTCACAGGGTCTCCGAGGCAACTAACGATGTCGCCTAATTGAAGTTCTGATACTTTCATAATTATTCCTCCCATTCTATTTTACATGTAGTAATATAATCCTGGTTGTTACATATATTTATCTTCGCTTCTTCTTTTGAACCATACACCCAACTTCCAATAGGACCTTTTTCAGTTTTGTATACATTCATCCAACCTGCGTGCTTTTCCGGTGCGAAGAAAAGACTTAATTCTTTATCTTTTCCCGCATAAATACCTCTTTTGTTATAGGTATATACATCTTCACCACCATTATTAACAAGGGCTACAACAGGATACATACCGTTTCTGTCGGTACAAATAACCCTCGCCTTTCTGCCGTCTCTTGTAATAATCCTCCTGTTGGGGTTCTTGAGATATTCCTCTAAATTAAACTGTTTCATAATTAATCTTTTATTGAAAATATTGATTTTACAATTTTATCAATCAATTCCTCAGGTCCATTAGTTTCACCTATAACCTCTGGAATTAAACATCTATGAAATTGTAGTACACGTGTTTTAGCTTTATCGCTAAAGAATAAGCTTATTACTTTATAAATCATTGCTAAATCAAGCATTTGATTTGTAAGTGCTGAATCACACTTCCACTTAACAGATGCATTATAAATATGAGCATAAAAATCAGTTAGTAGATAAATGTAGATCTTACCGATACCATAAAGTAACTTAATTTGATCTATTATTTCAAAATCTCCAGTTTTTATACATTCATCATACTTATGAGACTTCATTCTCAAATGAATTGTATAAACTAGATTACCATCTATATGATCAACATCTACTATAGTATTCATTGAATGACGTATGTCTATATCCAGCTGTACTTCAGTATTTAAGAATGCTTCATATTCTGACTGATTGAGTAAGAAATTTGACTTCATGTCATCATCAATTCAAGATAGTATGTTTCTAACTTTCATAAGATTAAAATTTTTAATATTTTTTGTTATTCTTTTCTTTCAATGCCACGACCGCCCGACTGAGATATGAATGAAGCTTGAAGGTGGTAGTGCAATAGCCAGTGCTGAAGTTGACGAGCCACTCATTAGATGAATAATACTCTGACGAGGACCCGAACCAGATATCAAGTAAATCTCCATTATGCTCTTTGAGAATCCTATTTATATCTTCTTTTTGAAGGTACATTTGAAGCAGTTCTTCCTTTGTGGCAATCTGAACATTATGCTCTTCAGCGTATCTCATAAAATCATCATAAGGCATTCCTGGCACGTTATCCTTAAGCAATACCTTATCAATCAATGGAATGTATACTCCTTGCTGCTCCTCAATCCATCTAGGAGCAATCATTTGTTGTAGTTTCTTGTCCATAACTATTCCTCCATCGCTTTCTTAAACTTAATAAGGCTATCTTCCGCCAACCTTCCCCAAGCAGAATATTGTATCGACGGTTGATTTTTAAGCCAATCCTCAATCTGATTAAGCGTCCATTCAGCGCCATTGACAAAACCTGCATAAGCATCACAGTCTTGTGTGCCTGCATATTCTTTTGCTTTTTCTTCGATAGTCATAATTACAACAACGGTTTAGCGGTTTCCAACAAGTTTTTGAAAGCATTTAAGAATTCATAAGCCATTTCTTGTGTTGGAAAAGACAGTCCTGTTGAGAAATCTAATACATCACTTATAAATAAGTTGCCATATGCTATAGTAATCTTATAATGGGTTTTAGCATCTCCAACCCAAGCATTCCTCAACTGAATCAGTTTCATATATGCCACAAATGCCTCGCAGAGTTCCTTTGACATAACATTTGGTTTTCGTTTAGAATCGCAAAGCCGAGTATTTAAGTTGCAACTATCTGATATGTACCAATCATTTCCAGTTGTTGGCGGATTCTGCTCGCAATATTCCTCCCAAGACATTGGATTGTCGTTGGAGTTATACCATTTAAGATATTCATTTTCGCGTTCAAGCCAAACGTCACCGCCTATCGGCCAATCGAAGGCTGAACGAATAAAATTTTCATTGAAGCAAATTCTATCGCCAATTTTATGTTTGAAGTGATTTTCGTAAAACTCATTCTTCCAAGGCTGCTTGTCAAGCCATTCAAGTATTTGTTCTTTTGTTTTCATGATTATTTTTCGTTTTTAGTTCTCCAATACCAACTCAATTTTTTGTCCTCATCCTCATTGTAATTGAATTTTTCATTCAAGGATTGCATGTTGAATTGTCTTGAAGAGTTAAGATTATACAAACCTCTGTGAATTGCTTTATTGGCTAATTCAACAGTAGATTTTCTCTTTGACTTAGACATGGCAAGGTTGAGAATCAAATCAATAATACTTGTGTTTGACTCGGTAAGCCTGTCCTTCAAATCATTGTTGTTATGCTCTATATACTTCATGTATAAGTCAAACATTCTATGAGAATCGAGTTTGCCTTTAATCATCAGATAGAGTATAGCATAATCTATCTCCTCGTTTGTCTTTTTGAGCAACTCGTTTAAGAGTTCAAATGTATCCATAACTAAATTTCTACAGGTTCATCTCCCCAAGTGATATGTCTGCCAATTAACTTTTTATCAGCATCGGAGGGAAGTTCTATAAAATTTGTGATTTCTCCATAAAAGGGAATCCATACCGCCCTTGAAACACACCTTTTCGGCATATCGTCGAAAATACATAAATTGAGATTTCCATCTCTTGCTATCCATGCCATAATTAATCCTCCTCGATGATTGATAAAATATCTTTTTCAGACAATCTATAGTACATTTGTATCGTTTTTTGTGCTATTTCAGCGTTGTTAGCCTCTATTTTACGAAACATTATTTCATTTCTTAATGGACTAAAAAATTTCACTGTATAATTCATATCCTAATCTTCTTTAATTTTTGTCAATACATAAGTAGTATCACTTTGCTCTCCAATAGTGGTTATCTTGTATTCGAGAGTGTATTCAGTTGCTGAATATTCATAAGATTTATTTTTCTCTGAAGATAAATCTAATATTCCGACAAATGAGCATATTAACCCAAATACAGAAAAAATAGCAAGTATTGCAAAACCATCTGTTTCTATTATTGAATATACAAGACCAGCAAAAGAAATCAAGCCTATTATTATACAAATCCAAATCATGATTAATTCTCCCAATATCTGTAATACTCCGGAGCCTCATCACACGTACCAATAAGATGCTTGGTGTCGTCGTTGTAAGGGATGACTCGACTATACGCTTGGTCAGATACCGTAATTATCTTTTTTAAC